TCGGTCTGGAGTACAAACAGTATGAAAATCAGCACGCTGAAATTTATACGACAGAATCATCTGACAGAGCTTTCGAAGAGGAAGTAATGTTAAGTGGTTTTGCAAACGCGCAAGTAAAAGGTGAAGGTGCAGGAGTCTCGTTTGACGAAGCACAGGAAACTTTTTCTGCGAGATACACACATGAGACAGTAGCTTTAGCATTTGCTATCACGGAAGAAGCTATCGAAGATAACCTCTACGATAGAATTGCTTCTAGATATACAAAAGCTTTAGCGAGATCTATGTCAAATACTAAACAAGTAAAAGCAGTTGAACCTTTAATCAACGGTCTACCAACGGCAGACGATTTTGATTCAGGCGATGGTGTTTCACTATTTAGTACAGCACACCCAACAATAGCGGGAACTTACAAGAACACGCTATCTGCGCAAGCTGACCTTAACGAAACATCTTTGGAGCAATCATTAATTGATATCGCTGCAATGACTGACGAAAGAGGTTTGAGAATAGCTGCTAGAGGAGTTAAAATGATAATTCCTTCTAAGCTTCAATTCACAGCTGAGAGATTGATGAAATCTCAAGGTAGAACTGCGACTGCTGATAATGATATCAATGCAATAGCATCTATGGGAATGATTCCTCAAGGTTATAGAGTGAACAATTACCTAACAGATGACGATGCATTTTACATCATTACAGATGTTCCTAACGGTATGAAGATGTTCAATAGAGCACCTTTGACTACTGCTATGGAAGGTGATTTTGACACTGGAAACGTAAGATACAAAGCTAGAGAAAGATACTCTTTTGGAGTTTCTGACCCTAGAGGTATTTTCGGAGTAGAAGGCGCGTAATCATTAATTTTGTGTGGCGGTCTAAAAACCGCCACATTTAAAACATACAGAAATAAAACATATGAAAAAATTCTTAATTAAAATTACTGCCTACGGTTACATAACCGATTTTACAATTATGGCAGAAGACAATTCTAATAGTATCGAAAATGCAATCCTTGACAAACTAGGAAAAAATGATATTAATTGGGAGAAGTCAGGCTTTTATAGTTTGACAAAAAAATGGTTAACCTTTGAGGAGATTAACGATGACAAACTTACAAGACCTATACAAACAGAAAAGGTCTCTGGAGTTGAGTTGGGAGCAGGAGCATCTTAACGAGGGTAGATATACTCTTGATATGGTCAGAATAGATCATAAAGTCAGACAAGTAATTGCTGACATTAAGACAAAAGAAGCTGAGTTAGCACACCATGTTAGCAAAGTAGAAGACTCTGCACCACAAGTTTCCGTAGCTACTTAACAAAAAGCTACACCACTGAAATACCACTTTCACTACAGAATCTCTTGCACTCTATTTAAATCTGTTGTATATTTATCACACTGTATATTAAATAAATAAAATGTAGACGCATACAGTCGACATCCCTAGGGACTACATTTAATATTCTAGGAGGAATATAACATGGCAAACACAACGTTTACAGGCGCAGTCCGTTCAGAGAATGGCTTCGTTGATATAACAAAAACAGCATCAACTGGTGCAATTACAACTAACTCTACTTACTCTACTGATGCTTCAATTGGTGGAACTTTAGATGTTACAAGTGCAAGTACCCTTACAGGCAATGTATTTGCTAAAAACATTGCGCCAACTATAACGGGTCAAACAATAACTGCAAAAGCTACAGCAAGTACAAATACATATGTTGCAGGTATTAACGTTAACCCTTACACAGGAGCAAATGCTCAGGTAACAACTTTACCAGCGGCAACTTCAGGAGTTATAGTAATACATTCTCAATCAGTTGATACAACTGGTGGAACAGCTACTTTAATTTTTGATTGTGCAGGAACTGATGTTATTGAAACAGGTTCTGTATTTGAATCTAGAGCAAGTAGTGCAGTAATTTTTGATACTTCAACAGCTAACGAAACAAGATTAACTTATACGCCAGCTAATGCGGCAACTAATTTAATGAGTATTGGTTCACAAATAATATTTACATGTGTAACAGCAGGTAAATGGCATGTGTCAGCTAGACTAAGATCTATAGGTGCTGGAACAACTGGAACTTTTGTATTCGCAGCGTAATAATAATTAACTTGAGTGGGGTTTCGGCTCCACTTAAATTTTACTTGATTAAGGAGGGTAAATAAAATGGCAGACGTAGTAACAGGACCATCTATCATGCAACAAAATGATATTAGAGTGGTTATCAAATATGTAAATCAATCAGACGGAACAGGTGGAACAACTGTATTTGGAGATGTATCAGCACTGGACACAAACGTAGATGGTGCTTCTTGTTTACATTTAGTATTACAAAGATTATGGTTTTCAGCAACTCAAGCGGACGGTGGAGATTCATTTGTTCGTATGGATGAAGAAGATAATAATGGTGATATACCTATAATTGGTATAACAGGAGCAGGCTATTGGGACTTTAGAGAATTTGGTGGATTAAAAACTGATAAATCAGCTAACTCTAACCAAAGTGATGTCAACCTTGTAGTTCCAGGAGCAGCCGATTCTGGAAACATGTACACAATTGTAGCTGAATTTAAAAAGTTATATTAGGGGGGCTAGATGGCTAACACTACTTCTGGAACACACACATTTGACAAAACTTTTTCTGTTGATGAGATAGTAGAAGAAGCATATGAACGTATTGGTTCGCAAGTAACTTCTGGACATCAATTAAAATCAGCAAGAAGATCTTTAAATATTCTTTTTCAAGAATGGGGAAATAGAGGTATTCACTTTTGGGAAATAGGTGAAACAAATATGGATCTGGTTGAAGGTCAATCGGATTATGATTTCTTTAGATCTGCTGCTGATGGCACAAGTGCAACAACAGTAACTAATGCCAGTGTATCAGAAACTGTTAATGGTATGAGCGATATACTAGAAGCAAAATTAAGAGCTGGAATTAATACAGTATCTCAAGCAGACTCAAGTTTAACTAAAGTAGATAGATCAACGTATGGTGGTTATTCAAATAAAAGAGCTAAGAGCACACCCTCAGCTGTTTTTGTTGAAAGATTTATAGATAAAGTAAGAGTGCATGTTTACCCAACACCAGATTCTAGTAATGCAGCAAAATTTATTCACTTCTTTTATTTAAAAAGAATACAAGATGTAGATTCAACATATACAGATGCAACAGACGTACCTTTTAGATTTGTACCTTGTATGGTTTCTGGTCTAGCTTTTTATTTAGCACAAAAATTTAATCCACAATTAGTACAACAAATGAAATTATATTATGAAGACGAATTGGCTAGAGCTCTAGCAGAAGATGGTTCTGCATCAAGTACTCACATAACACCAAAAGTTTATTACCCAGGAGCATAATGGCAAAAACAGCATCAGGAAAACACGCAAAAGCAATATCAGATAGATCTGGTATGGAGTTTCCATACAGAGAAATGCTTACAGAATGGAACGGATCTTTTGTGCATTTTTCTGAGTTTGAAAAAAAACAACCACAGCTACAACCTAAACGAGATGCAGCTGATGGAATAGCTTTACCGGGTCAAGTTAGACCAGATAGAAAAGAATTTGCAACTCCAACTGTTTTAATAGACAATCCTTTTTTAACCTCTTCATCTTTAACTTCAGTTTTAGTAAGTACTTCAAAAGATAGTAAAGGTATTGACACAAACCCTTTTCAAACAAGTGATGCTATTAGATTTACAAAAGTAAAATCTTCCTCAGGTAGTGTTGTTCCAAGTATTTTTGAATTAGAAACTACATTAAATGAAACTTTAAGTGCTACAGATACTACTATAACTTTATCAGATGCTACTAACTTTCCAACTAGTGGATTTATTGTTATTGAAAAAGTTTTAACTTCTAGTGATACATCAAATATTTTATTACAAGGAACTATTGCAGATGAAACAATACAATATACGGGTAAAACTGGTAATAATTTAACTGGTTGTACTAGAGGTACAGCTGCTCAAATAGAAGGTTCGGCACCTTCTGTTACAACAGCAAGAATACATAATTCAGGTGCAAAAGTTTTTGGATCGTATATAATAACAAGGACAACAAGCTCAGTTACAAATAATGGAGTATCTATATCTTATAGT